CTTAAAAAATTCTCCGGGGGTAATTTTCATGGTAACTTCCTAGCTGAAAATACCCAGAAAGTCACTATAACTAGAGAAAAAGAGGTATAGTTCATGGAACAAATCAACTTAAACCTAATACCAGATGGTGTAAAACCAGTTTGTCATACATCACAGTTTGATGTAGGTAGACAAATTAGATTAAATTTGTTCGAAGGATCTTCTATTTATACTCTATCAGGTTCTGAATCATTGGTTTTAGATGTAAAAAAAGAAGATACCTGTGTCGTCACTGTTGAAGTTGCAAATACTTCTTCAGATTATGTAATTATTACTACAACTCAACAGATGACAGCATGTCCTGGAGAGAATATTTGTGAGTTAAAGATTACAAATGGCACAACTGTTATAGGAACTCTTAACTTTATCATGGAAGTCGAAGAAGATCCGCTTAATAACGGTGTTACTTCTCAGTCTGCTATACATGATTTGACAACTCAAGTTGAAAATATTGTTTCACAATTAGTTGGTATGTCAGACTTTATATTTACTTTAGGTGGTGGTCCTGGACTTAACATATTAGATGTAGGTCTGTCTTTTGTAACATGCGAAATATCGTGATTGGAGAATAATTATGAGTGCAATAATAGCTAATACTGAATTTGAGGTATCTACGTCTACTAATGCGTGGAATAATAGTATGTATAATTTTTTACATGCTTATGATAATCGAATAACTCTTGATTCTAATAATTATATAAGATTTGATAATAAATTTAGTATAAGATTTAAAGATACGACAGATGCAGATATATATCTTATTCGAGATGGAGCATCTGAAATAGACATGACTGGCGATTTTGGATATTGGACAAATGGTTCTTATGCTGTAGTAACATTAATAAAAAATAATAATATATTTTATGTTAAAATATGTAAGAAAAACAATACCACTGACTCTGGCGGTGTATTTATGTGGATAAAACAAGACGATAGAGACTTTTTTGGAGCTATTACTCATATGAGTGACTCATCTAAATATGTTGATGACATAACATTTTATGATTGTGTGAATACACTAGAAGCGCCATATACTTTCAAGAAAGTAGCAGCTTATGTTGTACAGACACCTAAGATAGCATTTGCTGGAAAAACACCATTTGTTGATACTGTTGGATCAGCAATACAGATAGATAACTTAGCGTCATCTTCTACTGTCCCATTAGGTTCAACTGTAACTGTCGGTGGTAAGAATTATCATGCTATAGGAACAAATATCCTTATGCCATTAGATTAAAAAGGAGACTCAAAATGCCAAATCAAGATAGAATTGATACTTATGAGTTTCCAGATGGAACACAAATCCCAATAAGAGATGATAGAGTTGACAATTTAAAAGCTGAAGATGTCTCTTATGATAACAACGATTCTGGCTTACAAGCAACAGATGTTCAAGACGCTATTGACGAACTTAATTCGGAAATAGATAACATCTCAGTAGATGCTGACCAAGTTGATTACGACAATTCTACGTCGGGCTTGAATGCAACAGATGTCCAGGCCGCTCTAGATGAACTTGCGGCTGGAGCCGGAGGTGCAACCTCAGCTGATAATGTCTCTTACGACAATGATGATTCAGGCTTAGCAGCCGAGGAAGTACAATCCGCACTAGATGAAGTAGTATCTGATATGAAAGGAACCTCATCTAATGAAGCTCTCTTTCATCTTGGATTCTACTTAGATGAACACGGTGGTCTATGTCAAGTAAATAGTATTTAAGGAGAATAATTATGTCTGCGTTAACTGACGAAGATAAGGTAATAAGAAATGACGTCGGTAAGCGAATCGCTGCCGCAATTGAAGCGTTGTCAGCTCCTGAAGCTGAGAAAGTCTCTTATGACAACACTGAGTCAGGAATGACAGCAGATAATGCCCAGGACGCAATCGATGAACTCAAGTCAGATATTGACTCTGTAAAACTCGAAGATCTGGACGATGTTAACTTAACTTCTCTTCAGGATGAAGATGAGCTTCACTATGATTCCGCTACTTCAAAATGGAAAAACATAGCTAAGAAAATCTATGAGAAATCAGCAAGCGGTTCTCTTGTTTCCTTTAATGACGGCGGAGATAACATCCCGCTTAAATCTCTTATTGCTAATATCACGGCAGTACAGAGCGGTAGTGGTACACCCTCTCCGAGTAATGTAAGAGCGATTAGCGGATTTAGTGCTTGTAATCTGTATGGTACAGGCTCTAACATTTGGGGCGGTGAAATGTTTGCTGATTCTTTTGCCAATACAAATGGTTATACAAAAAACACCACCACCAAAACATTCACATTTAGAAATGCACAATATGCACCATATGATGATACTTTGTTTAGTGGTGTCTTTAAACCAAATACTCAATACACAATTATTTGGAGATACACAGCCGAGGCAAATAATAATTGTGTCAGGGTTGAATATACAGACGGTACAGTTACGACCATTACGATGACCGCATCTTCTTCGAAGGTTACATATAGAACGGTTACAGCCGCAAACAAAACAATAAAGCGAGTTTATATTGGCTATTATTCAAACGGTCTTGTAACAATCTATTATGACGAAAGTGGTTTATTTGAAGGTGATGTTGCTGAAAGTGCATTTGAGCCATTCGGCACTACTCACAATATCCCCTTTGGACAAACAGTTTACGGTGGTACTCTTGATGTTCTGTCAGGTGTGTTGACGGTTACGCATACTCTCTATAATCTTGGAGATTATACTTGGGTAAATGAAGGAAATGGTGTTGCAAGGATTGACGGCGCTCAATATGATTTGAAATTTCAAGGTAGTGTTATTTGCTCGATTTATAACGGTGGTTCAACACAAGACGGCGGCATTTATGTAGGAAATGCTCAAAGTTATCCATTGATAAGAATTAAAGATGCAACACGCATTACAAGTGAAACGACTGCGGAACAGATAAAGACACTTGTAACAGGCGGCCAGGTGGCTTTTGAATTGTATGAGCCAACAACAATACAATTAACCCCCGCACAAGTATCGACACTTCTCGGTCTTAATAACATCTTCGCAGATACAGGAGACATTTCTCTGTCTTACTTCACTCAAAATGCAAATGCTATAAATGATATAGCAGAAAGCAATACGAGAACTGCACTTAATACAGATGTTCCGAAAACCGATTTGACAGACATATTTGTAACGGGTACTAAGAATAATACTGGTGTAACAATCTCTGCTGGTACTTACTTCTATGTAAACGGACAACTCGCTCTGTGTAAACAAGCTATCAGTGCTAATGCTGACTTAACATTTAATACTAATTATGAGTTAGTAACGGCAGGTGCGTTGAATAAACTAATGTCAAATGTTAACACTTCTCTTGCCTCGAAAATTGAGTCCGTTTATTCTCATCATAATTGGACGAACTCACATGCATTCAGTGTATCAAAACCTGCAACATACTTGCTATTTACTGATACAGGAGCAGATATGGCGAGTCTTAAAATTTTCGCTGACAATGTTGCAACATTATACCAGCTTATAGGTACAAACATTCAATCTGTTAATTTGAACACAAGCACAATGGAAGTAACAGTTGCAGTCAATAATAAAGGTTTAGTAGCAATCAGGATACTTTAACCTAACAAATGTAAGAGAGGAACCAAAAAATGAAATATGCAATAATCAAAGTAAGTAACGGTAATTACTTCGTTGCAGCGGAAGGTATTACAAGCATTACTTCTGCTAAAACACAGTTTCACGGTTTATGCCAGGCACTCTGGAATGCACCGGATGTAATCTCGGCAAGCGTTGCGATAGTTGATGAGAATCTCGACGTTGTTGAAGGTTACAAAGAATTTATTTATCATGAACCAGTAGTCACTCCTACTGAATCGACCGAACCAGTTGAAGAGTAACTTTTTGGCCTTCATATATATTTTCTCAACCGGGGGAGTGGAGCACTCTTTACCTCCTGTTCTGCTCCCCCAGGCTAAAAAGAAAGAGGTGATGACTTATGAAAGACCTTGTGTTGCCGATAATTTTGGCAATAATAGGAAGTGTCGGTTTGTTTTCATTCATACAGTTTCTAATCCAGCGTCACGATAACAAGAAGAAAGACGACAAAAACATAGAGCAGAAACTGGATGAGATGGAGAAGAATCTAGGTGGTCGAATAGACACGATAAACAACAATTTCGAAGAGCATAAAGCGATACTCGCAAGAACTCACATACTTCGTTTCGCTGATGAACAGAAGTTATATGTCAAACAGGGAATGAGTCACAGCGAAAAGTACTTCGAGCAGCAGATTCTTGACATTAAGACATATAGCACATACTGTGAAAAACATCCGGAATTCTCAAATGGACTGACGGACATAGCAACAGAATACATCGAGGAAGAATATAGGAGATTATATATGCCACATACAAATCCTTAAAAAGGAGGACACATTCAAAATGATTTTTAATAACAAAACTTATGACATCATGAAGTGGATTGCCACTGTAGCCCTCCCGGCACTGGTAACACTAATTCTGGCTATTGGTCAGATCTGGAATCTGTCTACTTGGACAGTTCCGATTGGAGCAACCGTAGCAGCAGTCGCAACATTCTTTGCGGCACTTCTCGGCGTAAGCTCGATCAAGTATAAACAGCAGTTAAAGGAGGGATCAGATGGGTAGTTGTTGGAAGCAATTCGCTAAAGATTATCTCTGGGCTCAGATAGGAGAGCCTTGTGGAAAGACAAGTAAGTATGCAAAAGAGATGGATGCAATCGATTATTACAATTATCCGAAGGATGGAGTAGCAAATAGTTGCGCTCTGTTTTGCGATAATGCATTGCTTCATTCTTGTACTGGTCCTTCATATGATGAAGATCCTGAGGGAGCTAAGTGGACAGCATTAGCTGCTATGTATGAGCCTCAGGGTAAGCACCAGAATGCAGGAGCAGGCTGTGTACAGAAAGTAGATTATTTTAAGAAAGCAGATGCTTGGTATGAGAATACTCAGGACTTCTGCGAAATGGATGAGATCTTCTTCTGGAAACCGGACTATGTATCGAATGAAAACCCTTACGGTGTTTATCATACCGGAACAATCGTTGAGTGGGGGTATATCGAAGAACTTCGTACAGACGGTTTTACCGTTATCGAAGGAAACACAACATATGAAGGAGAGAGTGGACGAGTAGCTTATAAGTACTATGCTTATGATGATCCTCGGATTCTCGGAGCTGGAAGACCGAATTGGGACGGCTGGCTTCCTCCTGATGAAGAAGATACAATATCTAAGCCGGAACCCGAGCCTACACCAGAACCGGCACCCGAACCCATACAGCCTCCTGTAAGTTCCAACCAGGGTACAGTTTATACTGTTTGTGTAGGCTCTTGGCTTAATATAAGAACGGAACCAACTTCTGAATCCACTAAGATTGGTGAGCTTTACGACGGCGCAAAAGTCATAGTTTACGAACAGGAAGATGGTTGGGCTAGAATCGGCGATAATATGTGGGTTTTCGCTGATTTCTTAGAGTAATATGCATTGGCAGTATTACAATCCAAATCCGAAGTCAAATTTAGTCGGGGATTGTGTGATCAGAGCTTTAACTTTAGCAACAGATTTGAATTGGGATAAAGTATATCTAGAATTAACTTCACAAGGTTTTCTTCTAAAAGATATGCCTTCTTCTAATCATGTATGGAGCGTTTATTTAAAACATAAAGGTTTTACTCGACACATAATCCCTGACACTTGTCCGGATTGTTACACAGTTAGAGAGTTTTGTTACGACAATCCTGAGGGGTTATTTGTTCTTGCTACTGGGACACATGTAGTAACTTGTATCAACGGCGATTACTACGACACTTGGGATAGTGGAAACGAAATTCCTATATATTATTTTAAGAAAGGTACGTAACAAAAATGTCGTATCAACAATACATACCACAATTTTATACGCCTGCACAGCCACAGATGATGCAGCAAAGACAACCGAATATTACTGTAGGATATATACAGGGAGAGAATGCAGCAAAAGCATATCCAATACAAGCAAATCAGATAGTTTATTTGTTTGATATGGAAAGCCCCGTTATGTATATCAAGCAAACAGATGCTAGCGGATTTCCACAGCCTATTCGAATTTTTGATTACAAAGAAAGAATTCAAAATGGAAATTCAGAACCATCTAAAGAGATAACTAAAGATTACATTTCAAGAGAAGAGTTTGACAAATTTAGGGAAGAAATAAAAAATGATCTGAGAAGGGCTAAGCGCAGAGACGAACCTGTGAAGGAATCAACACATGCCTAGTCCAGTATATCAAGGATTCCAGCAGAATCAACAACAGAATAATTTTTTAACAACATTAATTCAGTTTAAGAAGAATCCTATGTCTGTTCTTACAAAGAGATACAATATTCCTCAGAATATAAACGACCCTAATCAAATCTTACAACATCTTTTGGATACTAATCAGGTTTCTCAAGAACAAGTTAATAGAGCAATGCAAATGGGGAACGATCCCCAGATCCAGCAATTACTTAGATAATTGCTAATAGACAATTTAATATGTATTCTAATAGTTGCAACAATAGAATAAATACAATTTAACAAGGAGGAAATCGAAATGATTTCAAACACAACAGACAACATGGTAATGCCAGTAGCTCCTATGTGTGGTACAGGTAATTACAACGGTAATGACTGCTTTGGCGGAAGCGGTTGGTGGATTTTACTTCTGCTTTTGTTCGCCGGCGGTTGGGGAAATGGCTTCGGTGGAGGTTTTGGCGGTAATGAAGGTGTAATGCCCTATCTGTGGAATACACAGACGCAGAACGATGTTAACCGAGGATTTGATAACGCAGGTATTGCTGGACAGTTATCAGGAATTCAGTCCGCTATCACAAGCGGATTCGCAAATGCTGAAGTTTCTAGATGCAATTCAGATCTTAGCGCTTTACAGACAGCTTATAATAACCAGATAGCATCTATGAACCAGAGATTTGCTGACACACAGTTTATTGGCACAGGATTTAACAACCTTTCTTCTCAGCTTGCTCAGTGCTGCTGCGATAATAGATTGGCAACAGCTGGTATCGCTTCTGATATTGCTAGAGAAGCTTGTGCTACAAGAACATCAGACACACAGAATTCTCAGATGTTGCTTAGTGCAATTACTGGTGGAATCCAGTCAATCAAAGATCAGCTTTGCGAAGATAAAATTGATGCAAAGAACGAAAAGATCGCAGATCTCGAGAGACAGCTTACAATGGCAAACCTTGCTGCTTCACAGACAGCACAGAATGCATTTATTGCACAGGGATTCTCGAATGAAGTCGATCAGCTTTATAATAGGCTCAATTCTTGCCCTGTACCGACAACTCCGGTATATGGTAGAACACCTATCTTTACATGCAATCAGAACACAAGTGTTGGTTGCGGATGCGGAATGGCAGCATAAAGAGAGGTAACAGTTATGGCAGAATATTTAACAAGAGATACAGTTGAAACAGTAGCTTTAAATTCAGCTGTACAGTTTCTTGATTCTATACCATGTACTGCAGGTAACATTTATCACCCTGCAGGATCTGGTACTTTTATTCTCAAAGGTAAAACTAATAACTGTTTTGCAAGATATGAGCTTGAATTTACGGGTAATATTTCAGTTCCTACTGATGGAGAAGTAACCCCTATAGCAACAGCTATTACACTTAATGGTGAAGCACAACAGGGTAGTAGATCTATTTTTACACCAGCAGATGTAGATGAATATGGCAATGTAACTAGTCATACAATAATCGATGTACCGAGAGGTTGCTGTCTAACTGCATCTGTTGAATACATAAGTGGTGTAACAGATGGCACTACAACCCCAACACCAGTTATAAATGTAATAGATGGTAGTTTAACTATTAAAAGAATTGCTTAAGGAGGATTACTTAAATGAGAGTATTATACGATATTCAGGATAAGATGGAAGACGAACTTAAGTCTATCTGTCGAAAAGATGAGATCACAAGAGAAGATCTCGAAAATTGTTACAAGATAGTCGACATCATTAAAGATATAGTAACCGTTGATGCTATGCATAAAGCCGAACATGAGGGTTATTCCAGAGATGGAATGAACAACTATTCTCGTGGTTGGGATGTCGATTACTCATATGCGCGTGGTCGTGATTCTATGGGTCGTTACACAAGTAGAGACGGTGGTTCTTATAATAGAGATAATTATAGTAGAACCAGTAAAGACGAGATGATCGATCATTTAACAGGTATGATGAGAAGTGCTCGAACAGAAGACGAGCGTGAAAATTATCGTAAAACTATTGAACAGTTACAGAGATAATTTACTTCCATATTAACCTCTAAGGAATTGACCCGGTAAGTCGTTGAATCAAAGAGTGCGTAGCAACGGAGATAATATACGATACTGCCGGGTTTATTCTAAAGACATTCATAGTGCTCATTAGGGTCCACAAGACAGTTAATAAAAACGTGTTCCTTTTATTATCTCCTTTCTAATATGTTAGGTTTAATATGTTTTGTGGATTCTTCTGAGTACTATGAATCGGAACACACAAAAATTAAATAGAAAGGAGGCAGTTCAATTCTATGCCTAGACGGAAGAAGAGCGAAGAGGAACCAGCAAAGAAAATGCGGCCGGCTTTGACTCCTGAAGCTAGAGAAAGTCAAATGATTTCTTTAGCTGTAGATCTTGCCGAGAAGCAATTATTGGAAGGAACAGCCTCTGCACAAGTTATAACTCACTATCTTAAACTTGGTGCTACTACAGCTCGTTTAGAGAAAGAAAAACTCGAAAGAGAGAATGAATTGCTTAAAGCAAAAACTAAAGCATTAGAATCTGCTGAGCGAGTTGAGGAACTTTATGCTAACGCTATTAATGCTATGAAGAATTATAGCGGATACGGAAGTGAGGAAGAAGAATGATTAGAACCTACTCTGAACTCATGCAATATGAGACATTCGAAGACAGATTTAAATATTTGTCACTCAAGGGTGAAGTTGGATCAGAAACATTTGGATTTGATCGTTATCTTAATCAAAGATTTTATCGGTCTCCTGAATGGAAACAGGTTAGGGACTTTATCATAGTAAGAGACTCCGGGTGCGACTTAGGAATACCAGGACGGGAAATACATCGCCATATCATAGTTCATCATATGAACCCTTTGTCAATCTCCGATATAACTAATAGTACAACATTCTTATTCGACCCGGAGTTTCTCATTTGTGTTTCTAATAACACACATCAAGCAATACATTACGGTAGTGAGGAGTTATTAATCACAGAACCGATTGAGAGGACACCACATGATACGTGTCCCTGGAAGAAATAGGAGGAAAAATTCAAAATGGGATTACCAAAATTTGATTTTAAGCATGTTATTTCTAATAATACACCTCTCTTAAAAGAACCGGACCCTGAGTCAGAAATTATGTACTTTATGAGAGAGAATGAGACAGTTATTGTCGATTCTAAAGGTAGCACAGATAATTACTATATGATTACAGTTAATGGATTAGTAGGATATGTGCTTAAAGATTTAGTTAAATAATTTAATAGGAGGTGCCTGTTAATGGACGAAAATACTACACCGGTAACTACTAATGAAAATACAATTCCTGAGGTAGTAAGTGATCCGGAGCCTGTTATTAACACAGACAGTATACTTGACAGTGTTAAGAAAGATCTCGGAATAATGCCCGATTATACATATTTCGACCCAGATATTATTATGGGCATTAACAGCGCACTCTCAATTTTAAATCAGTTGGGAGTTGGTCCAAGTGGAGGCTTTTCAATTAGAGATAATACCTCTACTTGGAGCGAGTTTATCCTAGATGATCCACATCTGGAAATGGTAAAGACTTACGTTTCTAAGAAGACAAAACAATTTTTTGACCCTCCGTCTACCGGACCGATAGCAGAGGCACATGAACGAGTATTAAAAGAGATGGAATGGCGAATTAATGTCGCTGTTGATCCAAGACCGGAAGGAGTATAATAAAATGGTATATCCTACATATTTAATTCACTTTAATCCTAATCACGATACTACTAATGGACAGTTTATTTCTGGTTCGGTTAGTAATATTTCAAAAGGAGTAAAAACAATAGCTGATACTACATCTCAAGCAGCAGACAGATTTGGCAAGACAAAGAAAATGCCAAGAGCAGATCTATCAAAACTATCAGATCAAGAACTTAGAGATATATTAAATCGCGAAAACATGGAAAGACAATACGATCAGTATTTCAATACTCCTACTGAGAAAAAGGGGGCTAAATATATTAAAAATATTGCTTCTGGAATAAGTGTGGCAGCTGTTACAATCGGAGCTGTAGCTGGGGCAGCAGTAGGTGTCATGGGTCTTTATGATAGGATAGCGGCAAAAGCAAAAAAAGATTCTCCTAGTACGTGAGGTGAAATATGCACAAAGCAGTATTCAATGACAATTATCTTTGTCATTACAATAAAAACCATTCTAAAGCTAACGGACAATTCACTTCTGGTGACGGTGATGGTGACGGGATTGTTAATGATCAGGTTAATCAAAGAAAAAAGAAAGGCCAATATAGTGCTAAGATAGAAAATTATCACAAAGGAAATATGTTTCAAGAAGCATATTATATAGATAAACGTGGTAATAAACGTTCTTATCAAAGTATTAAAGAGATGCCCGTTGAAGCTCAAAATGCAGCTAGAGCTAGAGCTGAAGGTAAAAAGGTAGTTAAGAAAGCTCTAGAAATAGGAGTAGCAATTGCTACACCAGTATTAATTACTGCTGGTACTGCATTTCTTATTAATAAGTTGAACAATAGAACCGATAATTATTAAAAGGAGACTTGTGATGTACAAAGCAGTATTCAATGACAATTATCTTTGTCATTACAACAAAAACCATTCAAAAGCTAATGGTCAATTCGTTTCAGGAGATGGAGACGGAGATGGAATATCTAATGATCATGCTAATCAGAATAAGAAAAAAGGTTTAACAAAGAAACAGAAGGTAAGATTAGGTGTTGGAATAGCAACTTCTGTTGTTGGAACTGCAGCTTTGATAGCTGGTGCCGCTTTTATTAAAGATAAAATGGATGGCAAGGATCTACAGGAAAGTTGGAATAAAAAAGCAGCAGAAGCAAAAGCTAAACAATATGTTCAATACCAGAGACAAAAAGTATTTGATGAAAGAATGAAAAAATGGTCAGAAACAAACAAACGTCAAATGGATTCTATCGAAAATAGAATGTATGGCGGAACAAAATCTCGTAAACGTTTAGGCGATTGGAACCCATTTGAAGTATCAAAGACTGACTATAAACCAAAAGGTCTTTCCTATGAATTAGAAACAGTTAAAAGATGGCACAATGAAGGACAAAGACAAAAACGAAGATAAGGAGTACCTTTTAAAATGAATTATCCAACTTATTTAGTTCACTATAATAAAAACCACTCCAAAGCTAATGGCCAATTCACCAGTGGTGACGGAGATGGAGATGGAATCTCTAATGATCACGCTAATCAGAAGAAAAAGAAGGGATTGTCTAAGAAAGCTAAAATAGGCATAGGTGTTGGAATTGCAGCCGCATCTATAACTGCTACAGCTGCAGCTTTAGTTGCTGATAATATACATAATGCTCTAGCAACTAATCGATATATAGATGAAAAAAGGCGAAAGACTGGAGAACAATATGTAGAAAAATTTAAGAAAGAAGATATACCTTCATTGATTCCTCATTTATTAGTTCCCAATAGAATGGCAAAGGTTAGAGCTATGACCGACGGAACATATTATAAGAAATTTGGTCAGGGTTGGAAAAATGGATATTAATTAAATAAGGAGTAACTTTCAAAATGGCATTATCTAATACCGCTGTACCTAGATATTACGGCGAGTTTAGAGACGCCGTTATAAGAGGAGAGATACCAGTCTGTAGAGAAATCTCTATGGAAATGAATAGGATTGATGATCTTATTAGAAATCCTGGAATTTGGTATGATGACCTCGCAGTTGAAGGTTTTATTGACTACTGTAATAAAGAATTGACATTGACTGATGGCAGCGATCTTCAATTATTAGATACTTTTAAGCTCTGGGCTGAGCAGATATTTGGCTGGTATTACTTCGAAGAAAGAAGTGTATATGAGCCGAATCCTGACGGTCACGGAGGACGTTATGTTAGAAAAAACATAAAGAAAAGACTCATAAACAAGCAGTATCTAATAGTTGCAAGAGGTGCTGCTAAGTCAATGTACTCTTCTTGTATACAGAATTACTTCTTAAATGTAGATACTTCTACTACACATCAGGTAACTACTGCTCCTACTATGAAACAGGCAGAAGAAGTTCTTTCACCTATTAGGACTGCAATTGCCAGAGCAAGAGGGCCACTATTTAAGTTCTTAACAGAGGGTTCTTTACAGAATACAACAGGTTCAAAAGCAAATAGAGCAAAGCTTGCATCAACTAAGAAAGGAATTGAAAATTTCTTGACTAGTTCTCTTCTTGAAATCAGACCGATGTCTATAAATAAACTTCAGGGATTGAGAAATAAGATTTCTACAATTGACGAGTGGCTTTCTGGTGATATCCGAGAGGATGTAATCGGTGCTGTTGAGCAAGGTGCTTCTAAGTTGCCTGACTATTTAATTGTTGCAACAAGTTCTGAGGGTACTGTTCGTAACGGAGCAGGTGATACAATCAAAATGGAGTTAGCAGATATCTTAAAAGGTGAATACATTAATCCGCATGTTTCTATCTGGTGGTATAAACTCGATGAAATCGATGAAATAAATAATCCAGATATGTGGCTTAAAGCAAATCCTAACCTCGGTAAGACTGTTTCTTATGAAACATATCAGTTGGATGTTGAAAGAGCCGAGAATGTACCAGCGGTTAGAAATGATATCCTCGCTAAGAGATTTGGAATTCCTATGGAGGGTTATACATATTACTTTACATATGAAGAAACTCTCACACATAAGAAAAGAGACTTCTGGCAGATGCCTTGTGCTCTCGGAGCAGACTTGTCACAGGGTGATGACTTCTGTGCATTTACATTTCTGTTTCCACTTTCAAATGGAGCATTCGGAGTTAAGACTCGTAACTACATAACTTCTCGTACTTTGTCTAAGTTGCCTATTGCAATGAGAATGAAGTACGAAGAATTTATGCAGGAAGGAAGTCTTATGGTTCTTGAGGGAACAGTTCTTGATACAATGCAGGTCTATGAAGACTTGGATCAGCATATTATTGAACGAGGATATGATGTAAGATGCTTCGGGTATGACCCTTATAATGCAAAAGACTTCGTAGCTCGTTATGAATCAGAAAATGGTCCTTTTGGAATCGTTAAAGTTATACAGGGAGCTAAGACAGAGTCTGTTCCACTAGGAGAACTCAAGGATTTAGCAGAAGACAGATTGCTTTTGTTTGATGAAGAGCTTATGTCATTTGCTATGGGTAACTGTATTACTTTGGAAGATACAAATGGTAATAGAAAATTATTTAAGAAGCGTTATGAGCAGAAGATTGATGCTGTGGCAGCTATGATGGATGCTTATATTGCTTACAAATTAAATCGAGATGCATTTGAGTGAGGTTCAAAATGGAGTATCCAAGTTATTTAATACATTTCAATAGAAATCATTCTCCTAAAAACGGTCAGTTTACATCTGGAGATGGAGATGGCGACGGTGCTTCTGATGAAAGAGGAAGACACGGAAGATACAAACCAGAGGCAATAGGAACTAACGGTAATCAGTCATCAGTTTCGATAGATGGAAACGATTTTCAGCAAAAGGTATATGAATTTCAGCAGAAAGCACAGAAATTTGCTATTAAAGGAGGGCTTAAATTATCTGTAAAAGCTGGAACTTGGATCACTGGTAAAGCATTTGTTAGAACAAAATTAGGAAAACAATACAATCAGATAAAGAAAGATTGGATTTCTGTTGGCAAATATACATTAGCAAATACTGATTTTAATAAAGCTATGAAAGATTCCAATTGGAGCAATTATAGAGCAGAACTTAATGTTAAAAAGAACCGATTTACTAATAAAATATATGATAAAGCAGCTGGCAAATTAAATAATAAACTTAATGAATATTTGGGAGGTTGATATGAGTGAATTAATGCATTTTAACATTCATCACGACCCCAAAACAGGTCAGTTTACATTTTCTACTAAATACAAAAATGCAGACGGTTCTTTAACTCCTTTAGGTCAGCAAAGAGCTATACAAAAGATAGAAAATAAAGATAACAAATGGGCAAAACGAAACTATGATCGACTTTATAAGAAAGCTTATAAGCCCGTAAAGAAGGACATAAAGAAGTTTGTTAAAAATGAACTTAATCCGAAGTATGCTCAGCAGTTATCTAAAGGTCAAATCAGTAAAAGTTATATGAATGAGTATAACCGAAGATTAGCTGAACTTATGAACCAGAATGTTTCTGTATTACCAGCAGCTCCTTCTGGAAGAGTAATAAAGTTTATAGCTAAACGAGGTGATATTGGAGTTCATATGGCTCTCGCAGATGCAAATTATGATATCAGCAAACTCAAATCTGGTGTTTATGGATCTGGTAAGATTGCTTATCGTAATAAGAATGTAGATATGGTCTAGGAATAGGAGGAAAATTTCAAAATGGAAAAACCCTCTGTATTTTCCAGATTCAAAGAAGCCTGGAATGTATTTACGGGTAGAGACTCTTCTAGAAAATCTTATACTTATGGTGCTAGTTCTTCTTTCCGTCCAGATCGCACAAGACTATCTCGTG